GATTCGCACCTTGAGTGTTTAAATAGTTATCAAGAAATCCTGCAGCCGCCACTTCTGCCAATGTATTTGTAGGGCAATACAGGCGACAAAGACGTGGAACCACATTATTGTTCTCACCTGCAAAACTTGTTATTAGGGTTATTTCTGACTGAATACTCATGACCTTCTCCTTGGTGGTGGTTTTCTTTCCGATTGTAGTTTGCTTAACTCGTGGCTCATGTCTTCTAGAATTACTTTAAGTCTTTTATTCTCAAGCAATAATGAATGCACAGCCTCCTCTTGAGTTTCTGATTGCTTTTTTAGATTCTGTATATCTATAACCATATTCTTTAAGTCATGTATAAGACTATGTCTCACTTCTTTGGTATTTAGCTCTGGAAATTCCATAGAATTACTCCGCGTAAGTTGCTCAAGTCCTAATCCTATAATATCTATTACGTCCATCTATACAGCCACCTTATAAAAAGAGTTTATATTGCGTTTTAAATTATCTAGCGCCAGCCATCTTAGAGAAAGGGAAAACATTATCAATATAAATGACTTTATTTATCTCTATGTTATCCAATTTAGCCTTTACTTCTCTAAGCTCTCTAACGCAATTCAAGCATTTGTTGCCTAACATTTTCTGGCCGTATCGTCCGCAATATATACAACGTGTTGTACTCATCAATTTATCCTTGTTTCACTTGGGCAGCCATCGGTTTGGTCTAATGTTTGTCTCCCCAACTACCATTTTTCCATGATCAGGACCACCCAAATAAATTTGTTGGGAATGTGTCGCTTGGTTTTCTTGTTCTTTTCTCTTGCGTACCATTTCTCGTTCACGCTCTTCAAGAATACGCCTATATTCCTCAAGCTTCTTCACCTCTTCGCGCGCCTGTCTTAATTCCCTCTCGGCCGCCCTATCTTTTTCTCTTTGTTCATAAGCTCGATGTCGCTCTTGTTGCTCTATTTGAAGTGTACGGTATTGCTCTCTCTCCTGACTTCGAGACAACAAATACTCATATGTTGTACTCGTGCCGCTCTCAACCATTTCAGATAAACTAGAGCTGCTGTTTAGGGTATGCAGCTTGTCAATGTTAAGCTTTCCTGTCTCAAAATCCTTATACCTGTAATCAAACAGGGGCTCCCAGTGTGCGCTAATTTAAAATATCCTCATCACTGGGTTAAACATGTTTTGATATTTATTATTATCAACTTTCTCTTGGGTAATGCGGTCACTAGCAAGCTCTAAGCAACCATACCCAAGTCCATCCATAGGATGTGAGAACATGTTCTTGTTAGGCTTATCCTTGTAACGCTCCTCACCAGAAACTGCTACACGTGAATATACATAACCCTTCACAAACCCTTTAAACAATGTCGGACAATTACGCCTATCGAGCAGAAAGCAAGGCTTGCCATCAACCATCTTATTCAGGAAGTAACGAACAGAGCCAAGTCTTGGATCAATATCATTGGTGCGCGCACTTTCCGTTGGAATTCCTAAAGAATTAAGCTCACCTATACATGACATCTCTTCTACGATTTCATTTCTAGTATTTCCAGCAGGGTCAGCAATTGACATGCCTATCTTGCAATACGGGAAATCCTTAGAAATTGCTGGAATTACAATGGATTCCGCAAAGCTTCTTATTCCAATGCCATCACCAATGTATTCTTTTAGGACCAATAATTGTCCACGAGCAGAGAGTTGCATAACCACGCAAGCAGGAGTAAGCCCAAAATCCCAACCAAGCACAAGTTGCTCACCTTGGATAGCAGCCAATGACTCAACAGCGTGAAAGTCAGAATTAAACTCAGGATAAACTCGTTTACCAAAGCCCACACTACCATATTCACCCAGACAAAATACCTTAACAAATTCTTGAGATTGTCCTTCTGCCAACATTTCGTAGTAATTATCAGGAAGGTGACTAGCATTATCAGCATTAGCGTTGCGGACCCATTTGTTATCATCATTTTTAATCAATCCCGGCGGTTGCTTAAAGAGAATGTGGTGATCGAACTTCTGCTCCTCAAAATCCTTATATATCCAGTGGTCATCTTCAGGCGGGTTGGTGTCGGCAATAATTCCAGACCAATAAGGCTCATGACAAAATGCCTTGGATGGATAACGGTTCACACGGCCTTTCATGTGAGCAAGTGCAGCCTTTGGGACCTCGGAAAGTTCGTTGATATAGCAACCAGTGAGCTCTAATGACTTAATCTTTCGCACGTCTTCAGGGCGATCCAGCGCAATAAACAATAGCTCTAATTCCACAATTCCATGACCGTCATTGAATGTATGCTCATAAGTCAATATTGGCTTTTGACGCTTTCTAATATCACCTAGGTCTTCAAACCATGAGAGCCAGGTTGCAAGTGTTGTGCTCTGCAGTTCCCCACTTGTATTTCGCACAATACCCCATCGACTTCTACGTCGTCCTGAATACCAAACTGGGATTGAACAAGCTCGTCTGACAATTTCTGCAGCTGCCCAAGTTGATTTGCCGCTGCCATAAGGTCCCATAATGACACGCACAAAGCTGTTATCGAGATGAGCCACATTACCAGTAGTGGTTGGAACATAAATCTTATCTTGTCCTTGAGCATGAATGACCATCCTTGTGTCGTTAATTGTGACCTGCTTTTGGGTTCCTTTCCTGCGAGATTCTTCTATGCTTGATATCCTCTTTGATATCTCTGATGCACTCATCATTTCTCTAAGATCCTCCGCGGCGTAGGTGTTTTATAGCGGGGTCCATTTCCAGTGTCACGTAAATTTTCCTGCGTAGTATAACGTTCGCCGCATTTGATACATTCTCGACGTCTATATATTAAACTTGTTCTATCATCCCGCGTCGTTTCTATAACACGAGAATCGGGATAGTTGCAGTTTCGACATTGCATCTATTTTCGTATCCCTCTTAATGTCTTAACCATCGTTGCTTTTAATGACGGTGAATGACGCTTCTCAGGCTTTCTTGTTTGTGTCGCAAAGTCATTTTTATGCGCATAGGTTTCATAAGCTGGCGCTGTCTCATGAGCCTTTTTCTTCTTGACCTTTTCTACCCAACTATTTTGGATTACGGCCATGTGATTTCCTTATGTTTTCTTAGTCTTTGCTAGAACTTTATTGGCTTTTGCATCAATTTCAGCCTTAGAGGAAGGTGATAACTTACCTTTATTTTCCATCTCTGATGCGCGAGCTTTGGCATTCCTGGCATGATTTTTGTCTGGCATAGGATAGGCTTCTCGTCCTGGCAATCCAAAGTCACTCTTAGGTAATTTATTACGCTTTTTGGTAGTTAATTTGGCCATTTATTTCTTTCCTCTTTTCTTGCCTTTCCTGGACTCGGCATATGCAATTGCAACAGCTTGCTTAGGTGGTTTATTTCCTATCTTGATTTCAGTTTCAATGTTCTGTTTGAATCCTTTAGAGCCTGGTTTAGCATTCTTGATTAATGGCATGATATTTTTCCTTAAAAAATTTATCCAGCAATTCATGAAGCTCTTTCATGGTGACTGGAATGCGTTCATGATTTTCATTCTCCAAATAAGGAGGTACATGCTCATGGTTCATTGAGGGATAAACCAGCGTGTAACTTCTATTCATTTCCTGACTTTCAAATATTTTTATGCGCATTATTTATAATCTTTTTGGCCATAATTGGCCTTACTCTGAGGTGGCAAATTACGACATGCACCAGCTTCTTTATAAGTGCGAACCTCTTGCTTTTGTTCACGATCCAGGTACACATTGTTGCGTGTTGATAAGTAACCGTCTGGCTTTTGTGAATTGTATTTAGCGCCCATTATTATTCTCCATTAATTGTTTTATGCGGTCAGTCATAGCATTAATTGCCTCGTCTCTGGACTTAAATAAATTTTCAGGCTCATAACACCGCCAGTTTCTATCGCCATTAGTTAATTCTATTTCTTGCAAATCATGATAAAATTTAGCAACTTTTCCTGATGAGAGATAAAGGTCACCTAGATATAGAGCGGTATTATCATCAATAGAGCCATAATATTCAAAATACCAAACTTGGTCTGCCTGTTTAAAATCCATTACTTATAATCCTTAGCCTTAGGTACCCTCAATTGCTTCTTAACAGGGACATGCAAATGCTTCTCATGCTTCCCGTAAATGTCCTTTTCAGCAGATTTACTCGGCTTCTTCTGATTCATTCTTTTCTCCCAATCCAAGTCTTACAACTCGATTGCTAAGCTCATTAAGTTGCGCATTAGAACCATAATGACGAGCCCATCTGCGCTCAAGCATCCAAGCATCAGCTTGCCAACGCTCAGGGCGTGCAGATATTATTTCTGAGTGCTCACGAATTCTTTGCATTTCAGCTCTTTTTATAGCCTGTAAAAAACTTGTATATTCTGAATCAATACCTTCCTTTTGATGCTCACGTGCGGTATCAAGCCAGTTGTAAAGAGTTTTCTCGACAATTCCATTTGCTTCTGCTGCATATTCGTATGGTATTCTATGTGAAATTGCGTCTATAATTGCAGCGCAACGTTCCGGGGTAAACTTGGAAGGTCTTCCAGGGTCTTTCATTTCCCCGGAATCCTTTAACTTAGAATTTCTAGTCATTTCACTAATCCTTTAGTGCTGATTAATCATATTTTACTTCTTTTTCTTACCCAAAAATACCATTATCATCATCAAAACAACGCCCTGGAATGCATCAGCAGTATATAGCAATTGATGAAGCTCATTTCCATCAATATTTCCATCTTTCAAAGCCGCCACAAGGTTAGTAATAAATGTCAAAAAACACAACAATATTGGAACGGTAATTAAGTGATGAGGTTTGTTTTTTAAGTGTTTTCTTATTTTTCTCATGGCTACTCCACTTTTTTTAATTCACAAGATTGTTGCCTAATAATGACATTAAGTAATTTCAACCTATCCTCATGAGCAATAGAAAAAATACCCGAAATATTGACAGATACTGTATCCTTTAAAATCAAGATAAGTGCTTGAAGCTGCTTTTCACTAATAAGCATTTATTCCACCAATTCAAAATGCACCAAGTCCTTGAAATGCTCATTGGTAATGTTCTTGTCACCATTCCAGTCACCACCAAATCTTACAGAGTGGGTCATTTTCCCATCATCCTTAAGCTTTTGAGCAATACCCATTACATAGCCTGCAAACCAGTAAAAACGAGCAGCATTAGCCCAATCCAGAGGATATGGAGATACATCTACAGCCATTGATGGCTGATGATTGTGTTTTCCATGCGGCCAGTGCAGTTGCGTATTGCCAGCAGCAAATGCTTTTTCCTGGTCTTCTTCATTTCTGTACCCTTCTAAAATCGTACAATCAAAATATTTTATTACTTCATAAAAAAGCACCTGCAAATCCATGTGACATGTAGAAAGTTTCGAAAATGATGCTTGACTAAATTTTGGCATGTAAATCTCCATTTAAATCTGTAAGGTGCCCATTTCACGCGCTTCAGGGCTGGAAGGTAGGAGTCCTTTATGAAGTAGGATGCGTTATGTTTTTAAGTACGCCTCAATAATGTTTTTGCCATCTACCCATCCATAGCAAAAATGAGCCGCATAACCCACACTCTTTACGGTTTCCTGAAATTGCTCCTGCGCAATCCATGTAGGTTTTAAGCGTTCAGAGTGCGTATAGTTTCTATTGCGTTTCATCTCCAGCCAAAGCCCATGAAAGCTTTTTGTTGGGTAATAAATATGCAAATCGCTAACACCAGGGCGCAACCCCATGAGCTTTGCAGTATATCCCTGAGCTGGTGTACGCTTACCCTCATTGTCAATCTTACAAAAGAAGTCACGAACAATTGGGTTGGCGACCATCCATTCCACGAGCCAGCGCTGCTCCTTCGCCTCGCTTGGTATCGTCAATATTGGTTTCTTGGGAAGTTTGACCATCAGTTACCTCATTGTTTCCGTACAATTGTTTCATAAGCTCTAAGACTTCCTTCTTGTCAGCTAAGTTGATGTATTTATTCTTCATTTTTTATTTCATTCTCTTCTTTAAGTTTTCGCTCAAACAATTCTCTGCATTCAGAAAGTCGCATTTTGGGTGGTAGTAAGAATCTAATGTCATCCAACCATTCAACGAACTCTTCTGCTTGTTTTCCTGTCAATGTTCCCATCTGGTCCCCGGTCCCTTCAATAATCAACAAACGGCAATCTGTATGTTGATTGCGTGTTATCCTTGTTTTCACTTAAATATTTTTCGTATTTAAGACGCTTATTTTCTGCCGCATAAGACACTGTGAGTCCCAGTGCATAATTAGGCATTCCACTATCTCGCCAAACCTCCACAGCTTTCTCAAGAGATGCGATCGGAACTAACCCGCTCAAGATATCGTTCTTGTCCAGATCGCTTAACAGACGCTCTGAAATGAGCCTTGGTGACACGCCTAACTTAATCCCGCAGTTAAATAACATTTTCTTGCACTCTTCTTGCGTTGGCATTTAAATCTTGCACGCACTGCCAGGCATCTTTGCACCGATAAGAGTTCGTAGCTTTTGGCGCTCATTCTCCGATGCTTTGCTCACGACACCTCTTAAGCGCTTAGAGTCTTCGATTTCTTGCTGCTTATGTTTTTGTTCGAGCAGTTCACGCTCAACGGTTCGCCTACTGCCCTCTTCAATTGCCTTCATTCTCTTCTGGCTCTCTTCTTCACGAACCTTTTTCTTTTCAATTTCCGCTTGGTGCTTGATTTTATCCTTGTCAACAACGTCATCTTCCCATCTGCGATTTACTGGGTTGAGATAAGTTGCTGGATGAAGGATGAAGCCTTCTCGCCACTCAGAATCATTGAGCATGCGGTTTTTAACGTCATCGATTAACTTAAGGGCCATCTCTTCAGTGGGGTTTAATCTGCACCACATCTTGAAAGCTTCTTGCCTTTTTTTCTTGATAGGATACTGCGAATAAAATTGAGAAAATAATTCGTTTTTTTCCGAATTTTCCGAATTTTTGGGTGATTTTTTGATTTTATGACTTGATGATTTACTAACTGTTTTATTATTTATCTGCTTTTCGAAATAATCAGACTTAAGAGAATCCCCTCTCTCTTCAACGACTTGCATGTCGTTATTGTTATTTTCTTCTGGGGGTAAGAAATAATCAGACTTTTCTTTTTGTTCTTCTTGCTCATCAAATTTAGTGTAGTCGTTTTTTGGAACTTCGCCAGAAGGGCCAATAATGTTTTTATATGGTTTAGTATCTGGAATAGTATCTGGTATAGGTGTCCGATTTTTCGGAAATAGATTTCGGAATTTCGGGAAATCCATTTCCGATTTTTCGGAAATGGAAGAATGTAGCCGTTTCATATATTTTTCTTCCAAAAAATGAGGAAAATAAGCATATGCTTTAGGCGTTAATGCATACCAAACAGTACGATCATATTTGGTCTGATTATAATTTCCTTTAATGACTAGCCCTTCATTAATGGAATTATTAATCATAGTTTCTCTTTGACTTTTAGACATATAAGGGAAGGTGTCACCTAATGACTCAAGTGTTGCATAACTCCAACACAATCCATCGTGTATATTCTTGTTCAGGGATAAATTATTCTCGGTCCAGAAGGCAAGATTCTGTATCCATACCGCGATTTGCATAGAATATTTTATGGCGATACCTACGGGAAAAGCATGCTGTCTTGTATCCTGTACAATTTCATCAGTATCCAATGCGGGTTTAAATATCATTTCTCACTCCCTATTTTCAGGTCGTTTAGTGAAAAACAAAAACTTTTATTGGGATGTTTAATTAGTAAATTAAGAGAAACACATTTTTTAAGAAGAGACTTTATTTTTTTAGGAGGGAAATATATAAAATATTCACAAAGAGCTTGCTCATCAAATTCTATCCATGTTGTTTCTTGAGGATTTTCTTTGTTTTTATAATTGCAATTAATGAATAGATCCATAATGACAGCAATTTCAACACCAAATTTAGTAGCTATCTCTACACTGAGGTAATGTTTCACTTACCCCCCCCCTACTCTAGACATTTCACAATTTGGTGAAATGAAACGAGGCAATGAATTGAAATGTAAAAAAATAGTCGCTATATTTGTATCGTACAGTTGTTCCATAGTATAATCTTCCTCGGTAATTGCTGAGA